AGCCATCTGGGATGACAGACGGGTCAATATAAAACTCGTCAGTGCCATCAACAATTTCACCTTCAAGGTGTCCACGAAGTTCAGCAGCACGCTGTTTAGCGCGTGCAGCGGAATCGTCTTCACGCAAAGCTGGACGAATTGACGGAGCAGCTGGCGCAGAAGCATTGACAGCTTCAATCATTTCATCTGCGTCGTCTCTAACAACCGCCTCTAATGCTTTCTTAGAAAACATGCCGCCTCTGCGGCCTCGTGTTGGTGGTGTATTTGCTTCCATGTCTCAATATCCTTTAATGGCCGTAGCGGCCTTCTTTGATTAGTAAAGCTTTGTTCTTGGCATACTCTTCAGGCGTGAAACCTAAAGCTCTAGCCGTGTCGGCCTCATCGCGTGAAAGCCTCATTGTATTAGGACGAGACGTTGCGCGAGAAACTGGAGCTGGAGGTGGCTGAGTTGAGCGCTTTTGAGCAGGAGCCGAAGCAGAAGACATTGGATTTTCTGCGCTTTCTTCTGAAACCGTCTCGTTGACTTTATTACTGATACCTAAACGCCCCTCAATAAATGAAAAGTATTCAGGTGTATCCACTCGGATACCATCATCAACCGCATCCTCATGAGCACGTATCATTTTTCTGACGTCACGCTCGTTGCGGATGTTGTCTCTGTTGCGATCAAGCCATTCAGCAGAAGCTCTTGACGTCTGTCCGACATTTTCGATCATCTGATCAACGATGCTGCCACGCGGTTGAAGAGGCTGAATAGGCTGTTTAGCCTGCTCTTCCGCCTCCTTCATCTGGCGCTTCATGGCCTTCTTGCCGTCTTTCAAGCGTTCCAGTTGTCCGTTGTTGACGGAAATAGCAGAAACGATCTCTGCGGCCTTTGTGGTATCGCCAACGCTTAAAGCTTCTGCATAAGCCGTCTCAAGAGCCTTGGCACGCTCCTTAACTGTCTCAATTGCGTTCACAACAAGCTGGTATTGAGACTCAGATTTGTCTGTATTGGCTTTTGCGGCACGTTCATGAGCCTCTCGCGCAAGCCTTTCAGCTTCACGACGGGCTTGCTTCTCGTCTTCAAGGCGTTTCTTTAGCTCTTGAATACCCTGATCAGGAGAAACTTCGGTAATTTCTTGCTTTTTAGCCTCAACTTCTGGCTTATCGTCCTCAATTTCTACTTTTGGCTCGTTAGATTCAGCCTTTTCAACTGTTTCTAACACAATCTCAATGCTGTCTTCCTGGTTCTCTGGTTCATCAGACATATAAATCTCCTTACCACATGATATCTGGGTTCGGGACGCGAGCTTTTACCTGCGTATCCGACAACATTCGGCATAAAGAGCCATTAACCGTGACGCTCCAGCCGTCTGATGGCCTAAACACAACCCAGTCTCCTACCGCAAAGCTGGAATTGTTAAACCAAACACCCGTATCGTCTTGGAAAGCAGTTGGACCCATGCCAACAATCAATCCAATCTTAGACTGAAAACGATCTTCGTCACGATACTTATCGCTCAGATACAAACCGCTCTTGGTTTTCTCAGGGCGAATATAAACCGCAACAAGAAGCTGATTGTTAAATATCTCAATGTTTGAGATGTCACCCAAATCTTCTATCAGCTTTTGCTTTGGATCTACGTCATGGCTCATTTCTAGTTGTTTCATATTACCCTTCCTCGTTAACGATACTTCTCGGCGCATATCTTGTCGGCCTCGCCAAGATATTCTTTTGCCTGCGCAAGACCTGCAATCCTGCCAGCTAAATGTTTGTATTCTTCTATGCGTTCAAGCCTACCAAGAGCCATCTGCTCAACTAACCTCTCAATCTCAATATTAATAAGATGCTCGAGTTCGCGTATATAGACACTTACTTGCGTTAACGTTCCCATGACCAGCTTCCACTCTGGCCTTCCTCTTATAAGTAGGGGCGACTCTGAGGAAGGGGAAGAGCCGCCCCCGGCACGAGAACTACTTCCCGCGAACTTTACCACCAGACTTGCGTGAAGGCGCATCTTTATGAAGCTTGGCGATATCCGTCTTCTGAAGACGACCTTCTCCACTAGCTGAACCAGCCTGCATGTCTTTATATGACTTGGCTACTTTGGTAATACGTCCACCTGCTTTGCGACCCATCGGAATACCCTGTGTTGGAAGACCAGCAGCAGGAACAGCCGCAGGTGGCATAGGAGCAGGACCAGCGCCAGGTCCGCCTGTAGGCGGCAACATTGGCACAACTGGAGGCGGCATCATTGCGCCAGGCATAGGTGGCTTTGCACCGCCAGCTAAAATGTTAATTTTAATGTCTGTCTTACCAGACTTGCGTCCACCCGTTGCACGGCCATCACGAACAGACTTAGCAGCTGTGCTAAGTGGGCTTGCATCAGCTGCGCCACCTGTAGCGCGGCCTTTGCGTAGACCCTTCAGCGTCTCTGCTAGGCGCGCACGTTGGCCAAGCTTACCTGGCTTATCGGCGGCTTTAGCAAGTTTCTTCGCGGGGATCTTCTCGCCAGCAGGAACGCCAAGCTGCTTGTGAAGAGCACCGGGCTTTTTAATTGCTGACTGAATCCACTTAGCGCCACCGTCTTTACGTCCTGGACGCTTGGCTTTCATGTCGGCAGCGGCATAGCCCTCTTCACGACGCAGCGTTGAAGGAGGAACCATAGCGGCTTTGCTGGCGGACTGAGAAGGCATAACCTTAAGGCCCTTCATGCGAACCTCTGAGCCAATTGCCTCTTCGGGAGAAGGAAGGCGACCGCCATCATCGTAACCACCACAAGCGCGTTTAATCTTCCCGCCCTTCTTGTAGTGTTCAGCCTTGGCGCGAACTGGCTTGATCTTTTCTGTGCCGATACGGGCTTTGTCCGTTTGCGTTTCTTTGTCCGACGGGACATTGCCACCAGTAGCGCGCTTAATTTTGCCGCCATGCCTTTTACCCAGCAACCCGCTTAACATACCGCTGCCTTTGCTGTCAGGCTCCATCTCTTTTCTGCGGCGATCTTCCCGTGAAAGACGGGTTCTTAAATCAGAAACAGGTTTTGATAATTCTTCAGCCAAGCCGCCACTTGCGCGCTTAACCTTGCCGCCTTTTTTCAAAGCGCCAACGTGATCTTTGCCGCCTGGGCGCTCTGCGTTAGCTGATTTGACGTTGCGGTTAATAAATTCGTCTGTCCATTTGCTGCCTTTAGTAGCGCCGCCTTCGGCTCTTTTAACGGCACCGCCACGCTTATAATTTCGTGGGGAAACAGGACGCAGACCCGTCTTTACGTCTGCATTGATAGGAGCAGCAGGCGACCAATCGGCGCTTGATACTTCCTGATCCTTGGAATAATTACCTGGGGAGGCAAGGCGCTTTGCCTTATCCTTCATCTTACCCCGTAATGTTTTTGAAGAGTATTCAGACATTTTATCTATTCCTAGCTAGAAATAACCGGCGTCCCGGTCTCCGTCCTTGCGGAAGATCAGATAATATACTAACGTCGGGATTATTAATAGTGTCGATATGGGGATCGAAATGGCTACAAAGATAAAATTAAACCTACCAGACAATGTGGCAATAGACCAAGACGTTGATTTTTCAGAGCTGTTTAATCAACAATTACCTCTCTCCCGCTTGGAGAAAGAACCAATTGCTCCTCATCAGGAACACTCTGAGTTTTCCAAGGACGATGAATTTGCCTAGCTAAATCAAGCATGTCCATACGTTTTTGAGTATTTCTGGATTCAACTTCGCCTAAAATCTTTTTATACATTTCCATTGGAGTGAAAGCAGATGTTTGTCTGTTTGTGCCATATATTTTAGTTAAATCTTCCAAAATTTTAGTTGGATTATTTTCATAATCAATGGACATTTTTTGAGCCATTGAATTAGGGAACCAATCAGCCGCACCCATATTGGCATAGTCATCAAATACACGTGACAATAATTCTTGGTGCTTTCCTGCTAAATCAGGATTTTCTTTTGCTACCTGATCCATTTCTTTTCTTAAAGTTAATGCACTATGAGCTGCTTCAGCTTCCTTTTGCTGAGTAAAATGCGCAGGGCTTCCGCCGGGGGCATGTGCTTCGTGATGCTGAACTGCATGTTGCAATTCATGCAATAATATAGAACGCAATCCATTAGGACCTTCAATTTGGTTACTCTTTACCTCAATTCCCGGTATTTGTTTGTATTGTTCATATAAACCGCTTGGGTTATGCCATGCTCCATGCTCGACAACTACGCCAAGATCGGCAAGATGGGGATAGGCTTTATATAAATCCGGGTGATTATAAATATCCCCCATCTTCCCATAAACAATTCCCTTATCCATTAGTTTGTCAAAAACTTCAGGATGAAAATCAGAACGATGATCTGATATTTCACTGCGCCAATTCTTGTCCCTTCCTTCATACCAACCTGTTTTATCCCAAATGGCGTCACGCCCTTCTCGGCTCAGAGCCATTTTTTGAGCTTCTCTAAGGGCATCCAAATCTGCTGTTTTTGCGTTTCTGCCAATAAACATACCAATAGAACCAGCAGGTGCTTCATTAAACGCGGTGCCACCTCCGCCAGCCACTCCTGCTAAATCAACAATTCTATTAATTCCCTCGTCAGACATAGGATCAAGTTTGCCAGTAACTACATCTCCTGGCGCGGTTACGCCGCCTATGATCTTTCCCAGCACACCGGCATGTGGGTCAAAGTGAATACCTGATTCATCTTCACGAAATGGCAATACGCCAAATGGCTTGTATTCTTTTTTAGGAACGGCATTAGCCACATCAAGAGCCCGTGACACAGCCTGTGCTTCTGGTTGCGTAAACGTCGGAAGGCGTGACGTTTCATCTTCAGGCGCAAACTGAACATCGCCTTGAACACCTCCGCCCGCAGCCCTGTGAAACAGAGGCGCAGTTGCAAAGCTCCAGGTAATCAGTCGACGGAAAGCATCATTTGGGTCGTCGCTGCCTAATGGTAAATTCATTGCGCCGCCTGTTGCTTTGCCAACTCTGTTTGACTTCTTGCTCACGGCATGAATCCCATCTGGTTCTTTGGCTAGGTCGCTCTCACGATAATCAATTACCGGTATCTTCTTGATCCCAAGCTCTTCAGCAGCAGTAGCACGGTGGCGACCATCAGCGAGGTTATGATCAAGAAGTTTAAGAGCTTTGAACTTTTTGCCATCCTTCATCCCCTCCTTAAATGAGGAAATAAGGAGTTTGTCTTCTTTTGTTTCTTTTAGCCTCTTAGCGTGCTTCAGAAAATCCGTCGGGCTCATCACCGTAACAAAGCCGGTCTTGTTGCCAGGCTCCAAAGCTTTGTCTAACGACTTTGACTTTTTGAGAGGATAATCGACTTTGATCTTAGCCATTATTGATCCTCAATCGGCGGCTCGTCAGACTGAAGGCGCTTAAGCATATCTTGCGGCAACAACTTCTCTACAACCTTATCCGCGCCAGGTGTGCGCATGACGTCCTGCGCCAGCTTCACCGCTGCAATCCTCTCAGCGCTTTCACGATCACGCTGACGGTTGGCGGCTTCAAACCGATCGTCTTGATTCTTCAACTCTGCCTCATGCAAACGAACTTGCGTATCTGCACGTTCAGTCTGCATCTGCATCATGGACTCACGCATCTTAGCCGCAATGTCCATTTGCTTAATCTGCGCGTCCAGCTGCTTTTGCTTCATGTCTTGCTGCTTAAGCTGCAAGTCAATCAACTTATTCTGGTCAAGCGGAACGCCCTGCTGGCCCTGCATATCTTTCTGGATCTGAGCTTGAGCCAGCATTGTCTTTGTGTCGGCGTCTTGCTTCTTGATCTTCAGCTCTTCCATCTTTGCCATAACTTCTGGCGGAGGTGGCGGCGGACCTTGGTTGGTCGCCATGAACTGTTCTGGGTTAGACCAACCAATTGCGCGCATAGCCTCCATGTCAATCTTTGTCGCGTCAAACATAGCAGGATTTGTCGCCTGCAACTGCTTCAGCGCCATGACTTTCATCAAGCGCTGCGTATGGCTTGCGGTGTTTGGGTCTGCCTGCGGGACAATCTCATGATTATCCAAGGCTTGCAGGAATAGCTGCGCGTTCCATTGCAGCGACGGCCCTTTGCGCTTTTTAAAGAAGCTTTCAGGATGTTCGCGGAAGCATTGCGCCAATAGCTGAAACTCTTCCGCCTGTGACGCATGAAGTCTTTTGTGAACGCTGTTGATGATTTTTGTGGCTTGATCAATCATTGCTAGCGTTGTGCCAACTGGCGCGTCAGATCGGCCCTCGCCAACCTGCAACTCGCTTGTCGACCCAACTCTCTGGCCCGTCTCCACCATGTTCTGAACCAAGTTCATCATCGCCTGCCCAGGCTCCTTGTAGGGCAAAGGCATGATCGCTTGGTTGATTGGCATTCCACCCGTTTTCACCAACGCGCCCCCACCAGGTGGCACGCGAAATATGTTCGTGTTTTGGCGAGCGCCTGTGTCTGCCATTAGGAAGCCGGGGAAGTTTGCATACATTCCCGCGTCCAGCATTTCGCGCCATGCAGCTGTCACCGCATTTGTAGTGTTGCCAAGAATATGCAGCAGACCAATGTCGTAAAAGCCCATGCCAGGGACAAAAGAATACTTGACGATGTTAATGCGTGCTTCAGGAAGTTCATCGCCTTCTTCGCCCGTGGGTTCGTTATAGTTACGAACAATGGACAGTATCTCACGCGATGATACATCAATTGTGACGCGATAGGGAATCTCTAATCCTGTTTCTTTTCCTTTATATTTATGTTCAAAGCCGCGAATATCTAACTCGCAATAGATCTCATAAATCTCGCGGTCACGATCTTCAGGATCTTTTGAATCAACTGATATACCTTGCTGGCTGGCCTTCTCACGCTGAACCGCGTCAGGGTTCTCCATGCTTGGCGTCATGAGATCAATGTCTCGGTAAACGCCAAGAATCTGCAACCTTCTTACAGTTGACGGACGCATGTAAACGCGATGCGTGATACGCTTTGCGTCTGTTAACGTCGTTGCTGCGTTGTTGACGATGAGGTCGTCCGCATCAACTGTTTCAGAGACCGGCCTGCCTCTGAGTGGACAAAAGTATACTTTCTTGAATGCGGTCCCGCCGAAGCCCAGCATAAACAGCATTCGGTCAGTATCAGGATAGTATTCTTTCGCAATGGCCGTGAGATAGTGGTTGAGATCTTTTTCGAGCGCATCGGCCAGTCCGTCCTCTTGCACTGTCGCAAGGTAATCGTCGTTCCTGACTTTGACAGGACCATCCGTCGGAAGCATCTCGGAACGAGCATTGGCTTGGAACCGAAGAACGGCCTCAAGCAATAGCGGATGGCGGACGCGGCTCATGCCATCAACTGGCGCTCCGTCAGACGCGCCTTGAAGACCTGGGATCTCAACCTTTAAGCCAAGGAGCTTGATGCCTTGTGCTCTATCTTCAATCCAGTCGTTACGGCTGTCGAGGTCGTCCCGAACTCCTCTGAGCAGCTCTTCAGAAATACGAGAAAGCTCAAAGCTATCAATATCGTCAACGAGATTAGAAAAGAACTCTTTGTTATACTCGGCCTCGGCACCCTCAACAGGACGTCCATCAAGTGAAACAGTAACGCTACCGTCGCCATGATCCAGGCGAAGAATGTTTCCTTTGTCATCTGTCTCTGGCTTATCGCCATCCTCTACGATCTCGACGAGAAGGTCACTGACAGCGCCAAGCCCTTGGGGCTCTTCCTGTTCCTGACGAATGTTTGGATTGAGCCCTGGCGTAATTGGCATAATTAAATTCCTTGAACATCTCCGACGAGCTTTCCAATTTCTTCAACGAAACGGTCGAGCCCTTCCCGAGCAGCCACATTATCAGATTTTGCGCGAATATCATATATGCGAACGAAGTCGTGTGGGGCGCGCCCCCAGACCTCCACGCGGAACTTGCCAAGCCCCTGACCATGCGCTGGCGGTTTATCAATAACGTCAACGACGGCGTTAGCGTAAATCATCTTACTGTTCCTTGATTAAACTGGATAAAGAGGATCTGCGGGATGGCCAGAGTGCTCCATCTCGCGGTCCATCTGTGCAACGTGTTCAGCCTGTCTTGTCAATAAGCCAGCCTGACGCAAATAGGTCAAGGCCATAGACGTCGTATCGGTCAAATCATCATGGCGACCTTTTGGAAATGTAGAAACTTCGTTAATGACCATTCGCGCAAATTGCGTATCTGGCGCGTAGATCAGACCGTCAGTGAACAGATGCTGGACGGCGTAAAGGCGCGCAAGCTTGTCAAGACCTTTCGGGTCGATCAGCTGAACGCCAAAGTCTTCATGGCCGTATAGACGTCGCATCTCTTGCGCTATGGAGTAGCCATTGGCTTTGTTCTCGACCAGCAGTTTGTCGACGCTGTAAGTCAGCATCGTATCTCTGACACGCTCAACGAGCTCATGGAACTCCAAGCGCTCCGCCCAGGCGTAGATGAGCATGACGCTGTTCTTGCCAACTTGGTAGACGCGCTCCTTGTCGTAGATGATCTCGCCTTTTGTGTTTATCGATCTGGTAGGCAGCGCCATCTGATCGCCGCCATCCCATACGCCCCAGACGGTCATGGCGCTGGGATCGTTCTCCTGCTTGACAGTGAACGCACCGTCGACGGCTGCAATGACGTATGAAAATGGCGGATAGCTTGATCCTTCAAACTCACGCCACCATTCGGCTTGAATGACACCGCCGCCGCGTGGAATTGGATTCTGCTGGAACTGAGCAGCTGTCGCCCATCTTCCCATGATTGCTTCGTCGCGCTCAACAACGTCAATTGGAAAGCGATCAGGGAATAAGAGCTCGCCTTCCTCGCTGCGTGGGTCTTCCATGCCAAGCATCGTGGCTTCTGCCCTAGCAGACTCATAACGCATAGGAAGCATGATGTGATCGTAAGGCAGACCGCGTTCTTTGATTGAGCCAATGATATCGTTCTCTGCGAGCCTTTGCTGGATCACGACGATGGCAGACTTCTTAGGATTAACGAGACGCGTTGGGATAGCTTCAAAGAATTGTTGCGTCGTGCTTTCCATGATCTGCTTAGATGTTGCATCTTGAACTGACAGCATATCGTCGACGATGACGCGATCAGCTCTTGCGCCTGTTATTGAACCGGCAGCGCAGCATTGGCGAAAGCCTCCGCCTTCAAATTCGAATTTCTGTTTCTGGTTTTGATCTTTGGCGATCTTAACGGTTTTGCCCCAACGCTCCTGATACCAATCAGATTCGATGAGGCGGCGCATCTTGAGACCGTCGCGGATCGCCAGCTCTTGGCTATGCGATACGCAAATGTATCTCATGTGAGACATGCCCATTGGTCCAAGTTCCCAACTGGGCCAGAACACATTGACCATAAGCGATTTCATCGCGCCTGGCACAATGGCGATAGCTAAACGATTGTAAGGCGAGCCATCATCAAGCTCGACTTCATCTGTTATGGCTTGAAGGTGCTCTGCGATAAAATCGATGTGCCAGTTGTGGATATATTCTGATCCAGGCTCAATAACATGCCACGCTTGGCGGACAAACTCACTGAGGCTTTCTTTGCATTCTAATCTTGATATGTCCAGGAGCTCTTCATCTACGTCATAAAGATCGCCATCAATATAAATAACTTCGCCCATTACGCACCTGAATAATAGTCCTCTTCTTCACCTCTGATCGCGGCAATGATTGCACGCTTCCTATCGTCGATTTTCATTTTGCCAACGATATAAGGCGAATAGATTTCCCAACCTCTTATGATATCAGCCGCACGTTCACGCTCTTCTCTGCGAACGGTTTCAATGACGTAATCAAGATTTAATGTGCCGTTCCCCGTGACCATCGCGCCATTCCATATAAGTCGGCCTGACCCATTGCTTCGTCAACTGACGCAACGAAAAAGTCGAAAGCGTTCTCCGCCTCCTCATGCGTTTCAGGCCCGTTGCAAATTACAAACGTAAGCGCTGAAGACAATGACCTCAAAACGATAACGCCATCCTGGGCATCGCTAATGAGATAAATGATTTGGTTCGTCAGTTGAACTATCGACTGAAGTTGTTCAGACGTTAGTTCGACAGACTCACCTTCATCACTCATTTTTTTGCACCCTTCGCAGCCAGTAACGCTTGCTTCAACACATCACGCTGCTCTGGGTCTAACTCATTTATGTTAAGCTTTTTTGTCGTCTCAACCTGGATCGCGCCGCCATTAGCGCCAGTAAGCTGCGTTTCCTTGCGTTCTGTGTAGTCATCGCGGAAACGAGCAGACGCAGATTTGATCCAAAGATTAGCGTTAAACTCTTTTGATTTCAGGTTGGAACGGGCTTGTTCTTCCCACCATTCCTGCTCCAAAACCTTCGCACGCGTTAAAGCTGTCGAAAATTCTTCGTGTTTTGCGGCCCAATCGTAAAGCGTAGGACGATCAATTCCGAACTTTGAAGCGTAATGAGCCCAACCTTTTCCGTCAGCGGCCATTTCCAAAACGGCATCACAAAAGGCCGGATCATATTTGCTCGGCCTTCCAACTGGGCGTTTTTGTTTGACCTCTTCGCTCATATCAAACCACACTGTGAAAACTGGGACATGATAACACATCCCAGTCTTTTAGTTAAATCAGATAAAATCGGAATCGTCGTCTAAGTTTTCGTAAGATGACGCAGCCGCTGCTCTCGGAGCTTTCGCAGAAGCCAACGCCGCCTTCCCCAAGGGTAGGTCTGCCAGCATCCCCAGAGCGTCCATATAAGTGGCAATGAGAGCCTGTTCTTCAGCGCGCTTAGTCGCATCTTGCTTGCGTAGCGAGATAATCTTTTTAATGATCTTGGTGTCAAAGCCATTTCCTTTAGCCTCTGCGTAGATGCTTTTGATGTCTTCCGCAATATTGGCCTTTTCTTCTTCAAGGCTTTCTATGCGACTGACAATGGCTTGCAACTGGTTGTTCGTCATATCTGATCCTTCCATTTCAATATCGATATTTAAGCTGCCAACGGCAACGACGCAATATCTTATAAACCATTGGCTGTTGTCAACATCTTATCTGTAAACAAATTATTTTAAATTATTTTGGAAATTTTTTCCTTTTTGTGCTTGACAACCTCTATTCGTGGAAGTATCTTCCACTCATCGAATTGAGATTGAAACGGAGATTCACAATGTCTAACTTCAACAACCTCGCTGACCGTTACGCCCAGATCAAAGCAGAAGCTGACGCATGGGCCAAGAAGCTTGACGAAGTAAAAGCTGAGATCAAAGCCACAGGCGTAGAAGAGATCGTTGGCACAAACTTCACCGTCACCATCGGCTTGTCAGAGCGCTCAACTCTTGACAACAAAAAGGTCAAGGAGCTCCTGACGCCAGCTCAGATCACAGCTTGCAGCTCAACGTCTTTGGTTACGACCATCCGCGTTAAACTTTCTTCTAAAACAGCTGTAGCAGCTTGAGGGGATACTTCCCCTCACTTCTCTCACATTGGATGATGATCATGGAAACAGCTCTCGCCTTATTCATTTGCGCCGCAGTTTATCTCTGGCCGTTATGGTTTGGTATATTCGTCGTTTGGTTCGTCATGCAATTTAACATTAAATAAACAGGAGATCGATATGCACATTCTTGGGCTTTCCGCAGCTCTTATCATTATGGCCAGCTACTTCGGATCTGACTCTGATGACCGTCCACCTTTGATTGGAGCTTTGATTTTTGCTGCAATAACTTTCGTTTTATTCCCCTTCTAATGGAGATTGACATGCGTAGACGTAGATCAGATAGCGGCAGCATCATGTATTCTTTTGAAGAGCTGCAACCTTATCCAGAATACTGCCTGTTCGTTCATGGCGAAGCCGAGATAGATTGGTATTATGACGGTGGTGACGCCTACTCAGGATACCAAGACGGCTTCTCATATAGCATCAAGGCCATTCTGATTGACCATGAGACGCCAAAAGGGTCGAAGCTTAATCTTGATGGCGCTAACCCTCTTTGGGATCTCATTGAGGAACGTTTAATAAAAGACTACGAAGACCACATCTTAACTAAAATTGGCGAAGAGTATAACGCACCTGATTATCTGGAGGATTGATATGACATACATACTTGCCACGCTTGAACCTTGCTATGAGCACAACCCTACATTGTGGCGCGTGTTCTGTGTTTTAACCAACCGACCTTACGACGTTCCAAATTACAATTGGACCGAGCAAGACGTTGTTCAATATCTTATCTCACGAGGATTAGGCTATGACGCCCAAGTATTTGAAAAGCATTATGGTCAATCAAAATCTCAGCAACTCGGACTTAGCAACGATTGTGGGCGTGACGGATCGCCAGGTTAGAAGCTGGCTTACTGGCGCTTACCCTATCCCTCGCCTTGTATCCATTTTTATGATTGGCATGGACGAAGGAGTAATTGATCAAGGGTGGCTGTTGCCAAAAGTAGAAAACGAATTACGTGAACTGATAGACTAAAAAGGGGGCTAAGTGCCCCCTTATTTTTATTTGCGCTCTGAGAAGTGAACTTTTGTTTTGTCTGGCAGTTTTTCATAAATGGCTTCACCGACCGCCAGTTGAGCCGCTGTCCAAATTGCCGCTATGTCAGCAACGCCAATATCTTGATTAGGTAAAAAGTCGTAAATCTTTTCGACCTGCGGTATAATCTCTTCCTCTGCCATGTTTCACTCCTTAAAAGTTCGTTTCATATCGTTCGCCAACAGACCACATGGTCTTATACTTTTTTATTTCCTCGTTTAAATCTTCAACCTTTTTGGCGTCACCTTCAAACTCTGCGTCATACAATTCCGCCATTTTCTTCTTTAGGATCTTATCTATTGAAACGGCTACGTAGAGGTAAGAGTCTTTCACTTTCATATCGATCTCCATCAGTTTGTATATCAAAACGGTATATCATCACCCTTTTCCCAGTCAAAGCCTTCAGGTGGTCCATCTATAGGAGCAGTAGCATCAAATATTCCTTCTGAGTTTTTTCCGCCTGTAGGCATATCAAGAGGGTCAATTACGCTAGACTTTGTCCGCGTTACAGTTGCCCCTGCAAACTCTCTTTTTGCCTTCACGACTTCTGGAAAGGCCGAAATCATATTGGCTATTTCTTCCAGCGTGTAGACGTTAATTCTTCTGCCGTCTGCCAGAACGCGGTTGGCTAGTTGTGGTTCGCGGACAAGTGTGGCGACTGTGCCATCCTCAAGCGTCACCTCCCAAATGGAAGGGTCGAGGACTTTAGCGCCTGCCGCTGTCGCCGCCTTGTCTAACGCCTTCCACGCCGCTGCCATACGCTTACCTTCGCGTTGGACGTCCTCCAGCGTGCCTGTCCACCGTGCTTGGCTGGTGAGGTAGCGCTGCCGGTCAAACTTCTCTCTGAGAGCCGTATCGACAAGAAGCCGAAGCCGATCCCTGCCCCACTTCAACTCAAACTCAACTTCAAGCGCGTCGGCCTCATCAAGCGCCGCTCTGCCAGCCAAGTAAGCTCCAGGAGTGACCATCCATGGGACCGACGTATATTCCGATACGACTACGCCACGGTCGACGTTTGACTTTTTGATTTTAGGTTTGGATGCCATGTATATCAATCCTAAATGTGGTCCGGCAAATTTGCCTAACCAAAAATACTAATATCAATCATACGAATGCCGATATCCGTATCGCCATTTCGTTTTGCCGTCAAGAGCCATTTCAATTTGGCGAGCGCGAGCGCCCTCAAGGCGCGCAGCGCGAGCGGGGGGTAGTTCCCGTAGGGAACAGGGGGGTAACTTCCGTGTCTTACTTCCGTATAAAAACCCTTTATTTTCAATAACGTTTTTGATACTGTAGATACGGAACAAACCACTACGGAAGTTAGAGACTTTCGTAATATAGTAAAGCATTGATATTATTCCTCATTCTCACGGAAGTCGTTGTTATTGCTATCTGAGGACTTCCGTGTATTTTCTGTGCCATTTTGATACATATTAGACACCTTTAATCCTCTAATTTTTGTATCTGAGTTTCTTAATTCGTTGCTCCAAAGGCCCATTTGGACAAACGCGCTGGCGACCAAAAGAGCATGTGTATCGTTTTTGATTCTTTTTTTAAGAACCTTCTCAATCCATATTGGAGCATATCTCATGGTATATTTTGTTTGAGAAGCGATAGACCATGGGTCTCCACCATCCCATGCTTCTTTGGCAGATCTTAGGATTTCATCTCGTTCTGCCACACTCATCTTAACGCCAGCTGCAAAGATATACCCGGTCTCTTGTTGGCCGCCAAAATCATGTTTCTCTCTAACACCCGGAGCATCTGGGAGAACGGCAACAAGGCTCGTATCTAAGTTGTCCAGATCAACGGTCTTTAATAACACCTTCATGTCCCAACCGTCTGGCGCGGCCTTAATCTTGGCAGCGGTGAAGGTAAGTTCTTCTGATCCTTTCTCGCGTTCAAACACGTATATGCCGTCTGCTTCGCCCTCATAGGTTGTTGAGCCACGCATAGCCCCATCGCCATTTCTTGAACGGTGGTGCATACAAAGATCGGCGCAATTAAACTCCTGCTTTATATCGGCCTTTGCCTTGATAAAAAGGGTCGTGTCCTTCTGGGTATTCTCGTCAGCACCAGGCGTCACTTTTGAGACCGTATCGAATACGACCATTACGGGCATTTTGTTTCTTATCTTTGTTTCCCATGCCAATGTCCGCATCAGCCTTGAGCGGTCACGTTCATTCATAAGGTTCATGGAATCTGGGATAAGAAGATAGTTCTCTTTTGGCACCTTCACGCCATACGTCTTCTCAAACGCCCTGAGACGCTTCCTATGGTCATATAAGCCCTCTGTAGTGATGTAGATCACCAGCCCGTGCCTATTGACCTTCTTACCAAGAAAGCTATCCATGCCTGTCGCAATGGCTCCTGCTAGGCCAAGACCGATAAACGTCTTCCCTATGCCTGGAGCAGCAGCAAAGTAATGTGATCCACCCTCAACAACTATGCCATCCCATATAAAAACAGCTGGCGGTTGTTTATCCAAATCATCTATGTCCCAAACTCTAAAAAGGTCTGGGGGGCGGATTGGTGTTCCCTCTCCGTTCACGGCATCTGAGTTATCGGTGGTGAAGTCTACTTTTTCTTTAAAATTGTAGTTCTGCTTATGTTCGTCGTAGATCCAAGGTTCTGCCGCCTGTTCCCTTACCTTTGTATCCCACTGTTTAACCGCAGCGCGCCATTTAAGATTAAACATCGATATGCCGCGATCTTCTTTTTCAAGAAGCATATGCTTAGGCGTTCCAGGTTCACGCAAGCGGCTCTCGACTGACTCAACATAAGAATCAAATAGATCCTTTTTTAATTTTACTTGGTCACTTTCGCTTGGGATAATTGGAGAGTCGCGGTAGAGGTCAAGCATTGTCCTCCAGATCATGCGATACATTCGGTCTTCACGACCATCAATGATCTTTCCCCATTCGTCAGTTTGATGTTGAGGCGTCTCAGTCCTAACCCTCTCGCCAGCTTCATTCGTAACGTGTCCGCCATACTTAGCTGCCAGCGCGTCGACTTCCTGGCATAGCCACGTATCTGCTACAGGAATGGGGATGGTGTATGGCTCTTGGCCTTCAATCCACGCATATTCGCTTCCTTGCGCTTCATGACGGGAAGGGGCGACAACCGCAAAGCCGCCAACGCCTCTAATATCGACGCCAATAGATGTTTTGATTGTTGGAGGGTTCCAGCCCTTTGGAGCAAAGAAAAGCATCTGCAAGCCGCCGCCGCCCGTTCTTTGGGTAGGGGCCTCAGACATAATTCCGGCATTGTGGTCGGCGTGAATACCTTCCCACCAGACCATTGCATTAGGGTTCTTGTGTATGTCTAAATCAACAATGAATAGGTTATTAGAACATGGGCCGGTAAGTAGGCCAATATTAGTTAAATTAGCATGACCTGCAAAGAACTGTTCAAACTGTTCATCGCTTGCAAGCTGATGTGTAAACTCTTTCCAGGTGGGAAGGGCAGGTCTTTTCCAGTTCTTGCCGCTTGATGGCGATATGGCCGGCACAACTTGCAGTCCCAGACTTCTATACATTTTTGCATAGTCAATGAGTGATGCAAACTCATCATCAAATGATTGACATTCTAAAGGTAATTCATTAAATTCTTCAGTCATAGCGACTTCCTTCGCTGTTCACTTCTTCGAAGTTCCAGAACTTTGAAGCTTGGTTTCTAAGCACCTTAACGACGCCCCCACAAGGCGTCGTTTTTTTTATTTTATTGGAGCTTCATAGCCCCAAATATCCCAACCTTCACGCGCATCTCTCGCGTTTAATTCTATTTTTGGAAGTGTTGGGAAATATGCTTCAATCATTTCATGAAAAACTTTTGGCTTTTCACTATGTGCGCCAAGAGGTGCTTCAATTATTGAATTAAATTGATCACCCATTGCTGGCGCGGGTATTTTACCTTTAGTGCCAACAAGAAGTATTTCATGTTTATTACGGAACCAATAACCTGTTCCTATACGGTCCTTTACCCATATGGCTTGAGACTTATAAGTGAATCCCCATGCGTCCATTACTTTAAAGGCATCCTTAATCATTGGCACTGTTGCCCAAAGAAATAGAACGCTATCTTCTGCGGCTATTTCCCAAACAGGACGTTGGCAAATATCATCAGTTACGCTTGTTGGGTAATGATTATCGGCTGAACGGTCCATGCCATTTTCAGAAAATGTTTCAAACTTCCATTCAGGATCTGCATAAATAACGCCGTATTTTTTTTGCGGTAAAGCAGTTTGACGTTGCGCCAACTCAACTTCTTTCTTTTGACGCGTAGCTTTTTTAATCGCCTGTTCTGGACGAGATGCAGATATAACTTGCTCTCTTTCTTCTGGATCAAGGCGAGCAATCTTTTCAGCAACTGATACAGCTATTGATCCATTTTCTACTGCCTGAATTAAATTCTTGTCGCCGCTTTCGATAACTTTTCTAGCACTGCGAACGGATCTATCTCCGACATTTAATTTTTCAGCTGCATTCTTTTGAGAAATGTGGTCCGGCAAATTTGCCTGACCATTATTATATTGATTAGAATGCTGTTTCATGTTTGCTAAACGAGCGGCAACCATCGCACGTTGAGATTCATCTAAATGGCGGCGGGATAAATTTTTTGAAATGACAAATGTAAGAGGATCATCACCTTCGTAATCTACAAACTTTGGAGAAACACCCGTATTAACACAAGCTCTATATCTATTACGGCCATCAAGTATTTGATCCTCATAAAGAGTAATCGGTTCAAGCAAACCGTTTGAAGATATATCAGAAGCAAGTTGATCAAAATCACCTTTACTCATTGGAGGAAATATCAAAGATAGTGAGTGAATATCGTATTCGCGCATAGCATCCTCATAAAGTGAGAAAAATGGCGGGGTTTCCCCCGCCTAGTTTGTTTTACTTGATTACTGGAAAATCTTTTTCGCCAGTCCATTCTAATGTAGCTGACGAAGTTCTTTTTCCTTCTCGGAAAGCATTCCAAGCTAATACAATAACAGCGTTACGATACACTTCGTGTATACGACCACCACTTTTATGCATAGCTTCTTTAAGAACAATAGAGCATGTTCTTGCTGCACCTTTATGCGCAATAAAAAGACTTGCAAATTCTTGCATATCTTTCTTTGATTTTTTTGCAAATAGATACAGCATAGCACCCATTGACCCGCAAGGAAGTGCCGTCCTTCGCGCCTTTGTTTCTTTTTCTATTTGAATAGAAAGTCGAACACATTCTTCAAACAATTTCTTATCTACATGGTCATTATACCAACGTAGAGCTTCGTCATTTGATAATGTAATTCCGCGATCATTAGGATCATTATCAAAAATAACAAGCCATCTTGTTACCTTGGCCGCAACTCTTGAGTTTTGAACCTTAGCAATGGCAAAAGCATCAACGTTTGTTCTTTTACGACCAATATCAATAAGCGTAAAAGCTCCATCATCAATTCCAAATACCACAAATGTTTTTAATGGTATTTGAGATCTCACGCAGGCAAGCAAACGGTGTTGACCGTCAAGAAGGAAACCTGATTTAGAAAACACAATCGTTGCCCCGGTGATTGGCCAACGATTTTCGTTCATTGCCTCAATGTATTCAGCAATCTTCTTTGAACTTGGCTGGCGATTACCGCCATTTCTTTTTTCAAGTATGATTTCAGCCAGCTCGGGTGAAATTGTATATACGCGAGCTGCCTCGCTAGGGCGTTCAATCAAGTCTGCAAGAATTTCTTCTTGCTCCTTAACTGATTGTTTTGTTGTGAAATATCTAACTTTTTGATGATTTATGTTTGGGAGGTTCTCAGCTTTTGCAGGAGCTATACCTGCTCCAACTTTACCTGTGCTAACTTCAGCAATTCTGCCGCCGTTAACGCCAAAGTATGCAGCGATGTCATGCTGTTTATGGCCGAACTTAAGTAAGCCCTTGACCTGGGCGATCTGATCATTGTTTAACATTTTATACTTCCTACTTTAAGAGACATTAAGTCCGGTCTCTTGGTCGGACAATTTGGGCATACACCCAAAATTCACCACAAATCAAGATGATTAGATAAAATACTCAGTTACGACAACGAGTATTGATCCACCTACACATGCAAACATAGCGGTTATGACTACTTGAACAGGTATCATTTTTTCGACTCCAGCTGTTTGATTTTCAATTTCAATTCTTCGTTTTCTGCATGCAAGTGTTCAATAACTGTTGCAGCCGCCCATTCTGGTGATTGACATTCTGCGCAACCACGAGGTTGACCTTTAGTGCGCAGATATGAAATTAGCATCTTTAATTCAGGTATCAGTTCCGACATTTGTTTCTTCCTTTTTCTCTTCTTCTTCAAATCTCCACCAATCATATTTCATACGTCTGATCATTGATCCTGTGATAAGGCAAAGCTCTTCCTCAATATATTTTGATATTGCATCAAACGCGTCGTTCCAGCCTTTTTCATAGTCTTTAGATTTCATGATTATTTTTCCTTCACATCAAACTGAGACTTATATCCATACATTGCTATCAATGCCGACTCTGCTCTTCCATCATCTTTGCGACGTTTAAACTTATCACTGTCAGGCCACATCATGCGCGCCATTTCTAATGATTGATTTTTATCTTTGCTTAATTCTAATGCGCGTTTCCACTTTTGTGGGCTTACCAATATAGCCGGTATGTTACACGCTGCGACCACGCCTCTAACCACGCCATATGAACATCCGAAGTTGAATGATGATGCAACTCCTTGTCCACTGAAAGAGTGCACGGCTTCAATGAAAGCAACGTCTGGATTATATTGGCGAATGATTTTAGAAAGTTCGTAACCATCTACTGATTTCCCGTCTATTGGCATATCGTGTATTCCCACCAACATAGGATGTGATGGGAAGTAAAAAGCACAAGCGCCTGTTAGTCCTGGGTCTACGCCAAGGATGCAGTTATAAGTCAAACTAATGTTCCTTCTATAAATTCTTTCAATTTACCTTCATACCGATACCACGCGCCATTGTGGCGATAGCCTGAAAACTTTCTTTTCAAGCTTTGCTCATTTTTTATATTGCCACATAATTTCTTGAGCATTTTTAGCTCAAAAGGATTGTGATAAGACATGTCCTTTAGAAAATAATCAGGGCTTATCGATCGCGCTATTTTGACGTAGTTTTCACATTGGACGAAAAATATATATTCTTGCCGTGGTGGCCTGCTGAACATAGACATATCAATCTCCATACCGATAACAGACCCTATATCCTTACATTAAATTTTGTCAACGATCATTTTAAAAGTGCTTGACACCCACCGCCAAGACTATATGTTGTGGTCTTGATTTGAGTTGACATAGGAATTGACATTGACATCCAACGACCCATTCGCCGCGCATGGCATTGAGCATCTTTCCCCTTCAACCTGTAATTTGTTTGAGGCCAGCCCTGCTGCTTTTGTGCTTAATAAAGTATTAAAGCGTGGGGGTAAGGTTGGTGCCGCAGCTTATCGCGGAACAGCTGTCGAGAAAGGAATTGAGCATGGCCTTCTCACTGGTGCGTCGGTTAAAGACTGCATTGATGTGGCGCAGAAAGAGTTCTGGAGCCTCAATGCTTTATCGTCCGATCCACGTCGTGACAAAGAAGAAGGGTCTATTTCAGACTTTGTTAATGTGGGTTTGGCCGAACTATTACCATACGGTAAACCATCGTCGACCCAGATCCAAATACAATACACCTTTGATGAAATTGCAGTGCCGTTCACCGGGTTTTATGATTTCCTGTTCAAAGACAAAATTGTTGTCGACCTCAAAACTACGCACGCGTTACCAAGCAAAATCAGCGCGAAACATGCACGCCAAGTAAGTCTGTATGTTGCTGCCGTAGAAGGTGCAACTGAAGGCCGCGTGACATATGTTACGCCAAAGAAGTCTGCGACATATGCGGTTGATTCAGTTGATGAACATTTAAAAGCTTTGAAGCGCATTGGAATGACGATTCAAAGATTCCTGTCTTTATCGACAGATCCGCAGGAGCTTGCGTCTTACGTTGTTCCAGACACGAGCTCTTTTTACTTTAACGATGACGAGGCAAGACAAGCCGCGTTTGAGATTTGGGGCGTATAATGGCGCATACAACACCAGCACAGCAATTTGGATATTTGGCTTTAACGGATGCTGATGATGAAGGTCGGATTTTAGTTAAGGCTGATAAGATCGCTGGAATTCATAATCGCGTATCTACAGACGAAGATGATAATGAATATAGTTTCACTATCATTAGGATAGCCGACGAAGTTGATTTCTACGTTAAAGAAACGCTTGAACAGATCCTTGATCAACTAGAGTCAATACATCCTCACATGCGTTAAACGGAATTTCCCGAAACGGGAAGAGGCTTGCGACAGGCCAGACTGTCGCGCAAAGGAGAAAGACTATGTCAGCATTTGGTGGTTTTTTTGATGGTGTCGGCACAGGTGGTGCAGACTTTTTGCCTATCGTTAAATTTGACTCGCGTAGCGGACGTATTTCGCGCCGTGATCGAAATAACGGGGAGACAACAGAAGTTGATATCACGAAGAACTTTAAAGCGATCATCGACTTCCCGAACGTGGAAGTTGGTTTCATCAATTTCGCTACCGGCGGCGCTCCAGACTTTCGTATGGTTCGTCTCTCCGACGGTGTTTCTGTCGATAATCCTGGTGATGGTTACAAGCGCGGAGTCCGCTTCGTTATCAAGTTATCCAAGGAATGTGGTGGTGACGTCAGAGAGTTCGCCAGCAATGCAGCTGCGTTCCTTGATGGCGCTAAGAAATTAGCTGACGCCTATAACGAAGGTGTTAAGTCTAACCCTGATAAATTGCCAGTTGTTGTCCTTAAGGACGCAGTGGCAAAAACCTCTGGTGAAGGGGCCAGAAAGTCGACGAATTACGTTCCTGTATGGGAGATTACCGGATGGGTTGCTCGTCCTTCTGATCTTACATATAAGCCGCGTAATTCGTCGGCAGCTTCTTCTGCGCCATCAGCTCCTCCGTCAACTGGTTCGACAAAAGTGTCAGCCCCTGTTTCGGAAGATGAGGATGATTTCGGTTAATTGACCATTAGACGGAGCCCTAACTTCGTCTGATATTGGGTGTGGCGTTACTTTGCAAAGCCGCGTCACACCCTCTTACACAAGGAACAGATATGAGTAATCAAGCAAAAAATAAGCAAATGCTTGAATGGTTTTATGAAAATATCTCTTCTGCAAAAGAAGATTGTATAAACTGGCCATTTGGGACCAATGGCCATGGATATGGCCGCATGACTTTAAATGGGTCAAGAGTTTTGGCTTTTTGGATTTCATGCGAAATGTTGCATGGGCCAAAGCCTACAGATAAGCACGAGGCTGCACACGATTGTGGAAATAGATTATGCGTTAATCCTAATCATTTAAGATGGGACATAAGAAAAGGTAATATGGCAGATAAATTGCGTCATGGAACTCATAATAGAGGCGAAAAACATTCTAAACATAAATTATCTGACGAAGATATTTATAAAATTAAAGAATTATGCGGTGTTATAACTCATGAAGAAATAGCTAAAATGTTTAACATTAGCATTGCGCTGGTTTCTTTAATTAGAAACAACAAAAGATGGTCACATCTTACACAAGAGGCGGCGTAAATGAGGTTTTTAATTACCATGTCTATGCCGTCCTATAGCGGCAATCTAGTTCACCAGATCCAAGCTGAGTATCCAGTTAATAGTTTGGAAGAATTTGTAGATGCATTAACGGAAAATGATTTCGTTATAGTGCAAGAATTTTATCGAGATCAAAATACGAAGGAGGATTATAGTAGAGGGCATATGGCAATTAACTATCGATATGTTGGGAAAGTTAAGGTTATGAACAACGATCCCGCCAGCTTCAGAAAGGAATAAAATGACTAAGCAAGATCCACATACTTTATTACAGCAAGCAAGTGAAATTATAGGTCAGAGAGGCCAGAACTACGGCCAGATTGAAGACAACTTCCAGCTTATTGCCGATCTGTCTTCATTACGTCTTGGCCGCGATTTCCACCCATATGAGATTGCAGTCATTATGGCTTGCGTTAAAAACGCACGTTCATTTGCGACGCCTGATCACATGGACAGCCATCTGGATAGCATCAACTACGAGGCTTTTGCAGCAGTATTTGCGCCTGATTATGTTAAGCAGCGCAGTGAGACGCCAGAAGTTGAGCTTGGCTATCAGCGCAAAGCCGATCGTAAGCCTGCAAACATTACGACGCTAAAAACAAAAATGCCTCCTAAGATTGCGATCAATCTTGATGCTCTTGAAGACGAGATTGTGACGCCGGTTTAATACTTTATGGGGGAGATATCTCCCCCTTATTTTATTGAGGTTGAGATGCGAAAAGTAAAAGTTATGGACATAATCCGCCAAGAGTCTGAAAGAACCGGCGTTCCTGCGTCAGACATTACTGGTGAAAAAAGAACACATGAATTATGCCACTTGCGTCATTACTGTATGTGGCGAGCAAAGATTGAGACGGGTTTTTCTTACCCCGCCATAGGCAGATATTTTGGGAACAGAGATCATACCAGCGTATTGCATGGCGTTAAGCGCATTGAGTCCATGCCTATCGAAGAGCGCCGTTGGGACCCTCCTAAAGTTAAAATGAAAATTCCAAATTACGATAAAAATGATGATATGATGCCACCGAAAACGATCTTCCCAATACAGCCGATTTACAAGGTGGCGTAATGACAGAGAAGTTTTACAGGTATGTGCCTTTCTCGAAGGAAAAAGACTTTGAGAGATTAGGATGGGAGTTTGAGTCTTATCTACCGCTTCCACACGCCTGCTACGCCAGCCTGTATGTTTGGCGGGGAGAAGGTGAACCTGTAGATCCAGAAATAGAGATAACGGTTTACCCAGTTAAAAAGGAAAAGACAGATGAATGACGATCCAACATACGCAGATGGGATCAAAAACGAACGTGCAAGATGCATTGCAATTACGGAAGAATGGCAAAGGTCGAGTTACATAGCAACGCATTATGGCGATATAGACGCTCATTCCTTGCTGGTTTTACTAAAAGTCGTGAAAAGCATTCAAGAAGAAATACGGTCGGGGAAACCATGAAAAAAGATGATTCAAAAGTTCCGTATTCTGAAGAAGAGAAGAAAGATCCTATTAGCGGTCTTGCCAAGGAGTTAAAGAAATTAAAGAAGAAGTTTAAGAAATTGAGACGTTCGGTGAGGGCATCAAAATGACCGACAAAAAGTCATACCCTGAGCTTGTTGAGCTTATATCAAAGCTGCAATTTGAAAGCAGATATGATGACGCCAAGATATGCGTGAAGTCGCTGTATGATTTAGATAGAAAAGATAAGCGCACCGCTGAACTAGAACATCGACTGAAATTCGAGTGTGACACCTATCTTTGGCACCGTAAACGAATGTCGAGACGTATTGCGCTTTTAGAATATTGGATGGAAAAGTTGTTTAAATACGGCAGTTTGCCGGAAGCAAGACGCAATGAGCTGACAATGACGACAGAAATACCTGACTCTTTGATACGAGAGGGCGAGGATATTTTGCATCATCTTGAGGAAAGATCAGATTTGGAGAAGGCAGAATGACTGACTATACATCCCTCTTAGAGCGTTTGCGTGGCGAACACGGGACTGATCCTTGGCAAATAAACCCAGCAGCTAAAACAGCAGCTGACGCTATTGAACACCTCTGCACTGAGAATATGCTGCTAAAAGCGGCATTTCGTGTCAATATGCTGCGTTGTTTTCCTTATATGTCGCATGAGGAAATAGATACTGAAATAGAACATGCTATTTTGGGAGAGAAGGACAGTGCCTGACATCAGCATGTGCGCCGTAACCATTTGCCCAAAGTCGAACGAGTGTTACCGACACAAAGATAGCGGCACAAAGGCCAGTGAATATTGGCAATCGTATTTCATTTGGCCTGATGATTACAAAGGCCCGTGTGAACACTTTTGGCAGATTTTACCGAACGGTAAATATAATAGTTCTCAAATAAAAAAAGGTAAAAATTTTACTGAACAGTAAATATTTCAGATACGGTATAATGCCGTAATCCATATATGGCTCACAAAGCCTTCATATGATCCAAATATGACGCACGAAGTTTACAAAGCATCAAAAATACATAGTCAGACTATGACTTTATCGGCGTAACCCCTTCAGCCGTTGGAATCGTCTTAAACGAACGCCTGACAGCTCCAAGCATCATAATGGCTTCTTTCTTTGCGTCCTCGTTCTTCAAATGATCGACAAGAGCAATTAACTTCGTAAATGCCACGACCCTAGCTGCCACGCTATCTAACGGAAACTCGTCTCCATCAGACGTATCGATTTCAACGATGTCGTCTTCGTCGTCAATCATATCAGTCTCCCTCAGAACGGACGCTTACGCCGCCCTTCCCTTATATATACTGCCTTCATCGGGCGCGCCGAGTATGAGTTTCCAGCGTCTAGCAACGCCGTGATTAGGATGAACACTAAGGAGCCACTGGCTGCAAGGGCTGCTACGCATACGACCAGAGCGGCTATACTCACTGGGACCTGAGACTGAGCCATTACAAAATCCTTGCTCCAGCTCGACGCTGGTGTGGAAATGGCCAACAACCACATAGTCTACCACGATTTGCTCTGCCGCATAGTCCTGAATAACGCGTTGCATACCACGAGCAATTGTTGCAACCGGACCAACCATACCCATGCCACCCCGCGACCCTATCCTATCGCCATGAGTGAAAAGGAAATTCCAGCCGCAGATATTGATTAACGCATCACCCGACGCCGGGGCTGCAAATGATATCCGCTTGGTCCCTTTTGCCATGAACCAGCTTTCGACGAGCCAGGCGACGAGGGTGTCGTAGGAGTTGAGGACAAATCCCTTTGATTCTGGCTTACGGGTTGTCCGTCCATGGTTGCCCGGAACGGAGACGACTCGAATTTCGCAGTCAAAGGATTCGAGAAGGAGTTCAAGCCCAGATATGATATGCGTTGCAAGTTCTCTGACAGCGGGGATAGCAAGTAGATCATTAGACTTCGCTAATTCTTCGTGGATTTCACCGCTGATAAGATCGCCGCCAAGTATAACATATATCACGCCAGGCGGAGGACCAGACCAGTGGACAGTCCCCATTTTGACGACGCCTTGGAATAGACGCTCAAGACGTTTACCGCAAATCTTTTTATCAAATGTATTCCTGCCGCCCATCTGATTCTTGTCGATCGTCTCGCCCATATGGACGTCCGATACCATAAGAACCAGCGCCTCTTTCTGTCCCTTCTTATCGCCTTTAGATGGCTTCCAGGGCTGCGGCTCTAGTGGCGTGGCGGCAAGACCTAAAATGCCTTCCCTAATCGCCTCTGAGCTAATGTTGGTGCGTTCAGCCTTGGCCGCTCTTGTCTCTGCTATTGCCAATTTATCTTTAAGGCGTCGGACAATGATGTGGTCGGCGTTTTCTTCTTTGATACCAGTAAATATTTTCCAATTTGGTTCTAACCCATGTTCTCTCTTTGACTCTCCCAGCTTTCTGGCAATAACCGATCTGTGAACACCTAATTTTTTTGCGATAGTTGCTGTTGCCAGCCTTTGATGGTTAACGCATTTATGTCCGTCTGGATAATCCCCGTTACGGAGCGCCTGTTCAATTAAGCTGATTAGTTCTTCAGCTTCTTCTCTTGCAATCATTGGCGTTCCCTGTAATATCGGGGCACTAACCCTATAGACGTTAATTATTGTCGTTTTATGTCAATGGGTTATGTATTTTACATTTAATATCGAAATATAGCAAGGAAATCGACATGATCAGTTCAAAGCAAAGAGACCAACTTATTAAATATTGGGAAGAGGGGTTAAGCGGCAGCCAAATTGGCGAGAAGCTTAATATGACGCGCAATGCCGTTATTGGCATGGTTAATAGACTAAGACGCAAGGGTCACGTTTTTGCGCGTGATGAAAAAGAACAGCATAAGAAAAGAGTTGTTGAAGCAAGAAAAGTTAGAGAAGAAGATTACGCCAAAAGACATAACCCAAAAGCAATAAATATAATACCTAAAGATTTACAAATAGAAAATGTTCCTTCACTGCCAACGCGTTCAGGTGGCATAGAATTACTGGATCTTAAACTGAACTCATGTAGATTTATTATTTCAGGTGACGAAACGCCTGTTAAATACTGTGGTGAGATGCAGACGCGTGGTTCTTATTGCGCCGAGCATTACTCGATATGCTACTACCCTGCACGCGGTAATTTGGAAAAAATGCTTCGCAAAAATATGTAAATCTACTCAAGCGTTAATTGCATAAAGTCATAAAACACGCGACCTAACTTAAAACTATAAATGGCGATTAAGATAAGCAAAGCTGCTTTTATAATCGCCATTAACATTTGTTCGTGGTCGGGATGCAAATATTTATGCCCACGTTACAGTGACAACGCCTGCTGCGCCTCCACTGCCAGAAGCGGCATTGTTCCAACATGCGCAACCAAAATTAGTTGTTCCAACTATAAGTTGATAAACAAGACAGCCACCACCGCCACCAGAACCGCCCCCGCCAATTGAAACAGTAACGGTTGTTCCAGATGGAGGGCCTGATCCTCCTTGAACTGGATTAGTATAAGTTGTTGAAATAACCTGACCAGACTGTCCTGGATTGCTTGATGAAGCAGAACCTGCTCCACCAGCTCCGCCTGCCGCAGATAAATAGCCGCCAAAAGAAGATCCGGAACCGTATCCTCCGGAAGAACCTGAAGTGAATTTGCCGGCTCCCGTACAAGGAGAACTAATATATCCAGGAGCGCCAGATGCGCCTCCCTGTCCTCCTTGGACAGTAATCGTAATTGTATTATAAACAGGAATAACAAAAGATTGTGTGCTATTAAAAGTCCGAGACCCGCCAACAATTTTATATGTGCTATAAAATAAATTCATTGCAATAGAATTAGGAGAAACAGGAAATCTAAATTCTTGACCTCCTAAACCATAATAAACGCCACGATACGACCCTAAATCATTCCCGTAGCCAAATTCGCTATTGATGGAGTTGCCTCCACTAGCCAACCCAAGAACAAGAGGACCGCTTGCAGGAAGAGTCATTATTTCTTCTCTAATTGTTCGACACGATCGGACAACTCTTTAACAGCTTCAATGAGAACACCGACCATGTTGGCGTATGCAACACTCAACATCTCATCTGGGCCCTGATATACAAGAGATGGCAAAACTTCTTGAACTTCTTGCGCGATAAGACCAAGAGATGGCTTCTTGGTATTTTTTAAGATAAAGCTAACCCCACGCAATCGCTTAATAATATCCAGAGAATCTTCAAGCGTTCTGACGTCTTCTTTTAATCTTTCGTCGGAAGGGATTGTTCCAAAAGCTGTAACATTTCCAGAAGCTACGATATTACCAGAAACGTTTAAAACAGGAGAAGTTGATGTAGGATCAAATACCAACTTACCTGTTCCAACATTCAGGACGCCGCCAAGAGAAAGATTGCCCGATACCGTTCCACCCGTGACATTTAGCTTGCTACTTAAAGCGTCGTATGCCTCTGTGCCGTTGCTAAAGACGATCGTTGAAAATCCTTGAGGAACCGTAACGAGATTTGCGCCAGTCAATACTTTAACGCGAACATTAAAAGCGCCAGTCGTGTTATTTGAAACAATCCAATAACCGCCAAATGTAGCTGGAATTGTAACATTAGCATCAGCCGTAATTGTGCCAGTTACGTTAATGCGTGAGTTTTGTATGTCCGTGCTACTCAACGTATAAACATTGGCGACGTTAACTGGCTGGACTGTCGCGCCAAGGATGCTATCAAGATCCGTAAAGTTATAATTAAGCGGCGTTGACCAATCCAAATCACCTTTGTCTGGACGATCAAGAAGCTTATTTGGTGATGGATTGTTAGCCATTAAAACGTCCTCTTATATGTGATCACTTACAGCTTTAAGAGCACTAACAACGCGCTCATCTGGCTGTTCTAAGATTGATTTAGTCTGATCGCCAATCGCTTTTCTAGCAACCTTTGATCTTGAAAGCATTTGCTCTGCGGTGTAGACGCGACCGGTTTTGCCGCCTGTGGCCCTTGGTTGTCTCTCTTGATCTCTTAACGCCGCCTGTTCCAAAAGAGGTATTCCAGTTCTGATACCAGGTGTCTCATAAGGTCTGCCAACTGATTCAGGAGCAAGATTTGCAGCTCTTCGGGCCAGCCATTCGCTACCTTTAACGGCGCTAAACCTTGATGAAAGAGCAGTGGGAGCAGCAATTAATGCGGCCCAACCTGGATGTATATGGCCTAAAGCGGCAGCAGTAGCTTCTAAAACCAACGGAGCTGAAGCCGCTGCCGCTTGGCCAAAAGCACCTAATGTTGGCTGAACATCTTTAGGAGCCTTAGTTCCAGCTGCCCTCATCACATTGGCGTATTCTTTTAAATATTTAATATCATCTGGGGCTAAAAGTCTTCTGGCAAAGCTGGCTTGATTGCCGCTAAGAAAATTATCTATTTGATTAGCTGTAGCAGTAAATGTTTTTGGAGATACTGCCTCTCCAGCCTTAATAGTTGGCGTTACAAGCTGCTGTAAAAAAGATCTTGTGACCTGTTGCAATTCTGGAGCATTAGGTCCAAGCGCTCTTTGCAGTTGAAAATATGTTTTAAGAGCAGATGCTTTTGCTTTTGCCTCACCTGTGCTGGCAAAGTTAAACATCATATTGCCGACGTCTTCAGGGCTTTTTGTTCCGTCCATAATTTGCTTTAAAAGCATACCAGACTCTTCGCCTGTTTTCTTTACGCCGTATTTGTCTTGATACTTAGAAAACAATTTACGAGCATCACGCCATTGTTGGACAACATTTTTATCGCCAGAAAAAGCGCCGTTGCTAATGGAGTCTTCAACATATTGGTCAAAATCGTTGATCAATCGACGGACACCAGCACGATCTGTTTTATCTTTAGCCGCGCCAAAAGCTTGGTTAAGTGTCTTTCTAGCTTCTTCAACAGCGCCAAAAGTTTGATGAACAATACGTGGAGCGCCAACTTCTGGGCCAGTCGGTAAGGCTTGGCCAAGAGTTTCGTTAAGCTTTTTAGCGGCGCTTTGGACGACATCGCTATTACGGAAAGCAAGAGCTTTTTCATCTTTTGCCAAATTACCTAAAAGCTTATCGCCAACGCTCGTTAGTGTCTCCCGGCTAAATTTACCAGGAACACTTGCAGCCGTTTTATAAGCCTGCTCATAATCAGACTTTAACTTAGCCGCCTCAGATTGCCCCTTGGCCACAGCTTGCTCTACGGCGTCTCTTAACGGAACAGGTGCTCCAAACGCCCTTTCAGCCTCTGCTGTTGCTTGAGCCGCGATTGGTTCATATTCACCAAATTTTTCTTCTCTCGCCAATTGTTTAGGCTCAAGGCTAACCATTCCGCGTTTTGGCTCAATACCAAATTCTGCAAATGGAGCTTCTCTCGCCGCAGCTTCAGTTAACCCGCGCTTCTCAAATGTTTGAACTAATGAAGGTGCAAAATAATTTATTTGCTCTGGAGTTAGGCCAGCTTTTTGCGCAATGTCTATTGCTTCTTGCGTCAAGTTTCCTTGAGCGTCAACGACAGGACGACCGCCTTTAACTAAAGTGGTCAAACCAGAAATAGCTTTTTCGGCAACTGGGGCTAATGTTGCACCCAATCCGCCGCCCATTATAGACGCCCTAAGCGCACTACCTAAGTCGCCTTTTTCGGCTCCTTCAGATAGGCCATCATAAAGAGCGCCAGTAGCAGCTCCAGAACCAACAGTTCCAAGTTCTCCTACTACGGGCAATTTGGTTACGGCTGGTAAAGCTGCTACGCCAGCCCCCAGGCCTGTGACCGTTCCAGCGGCAGAAGTCTTTGGATATTCTGCCTGAGCGCCGCCTATTATCCCTTTAGCTTTCTGCCTAATGTCTTCTACAGGCTGCTCTGCATAGCTTTCATATCCAGGAACGCCAACCTTACCAAGCAATTTAGCGCCAGCGGCTGGAGCCCATTCAAATACACCTGGTGCAAATGCTTGACCATAAGAGCCAAGGAAAGATAAAGCGCCTTTTTCTGCTGGAGACCTACCGCTTAATAACATCTTTTCGTATGTTTCTTTAGCCTGAGCCTCATCAACAGCGCGTTGCTGTTCAGGCGTTCTACCTCGCATCATACGAATTTGTTCAGGCGTCTTCCCAACATCTATGCCAGGAAGCCTTTGAACGCGTGCTGGCTCTTCAATAAATTCAAAAGCACCGCCTCCGCTTGGAGCGGCTGCTGGTTGTTCTTCAACAAACTCAAATTCACCAGCCATTGTTTAGTCTCAACGGTTAATGCCAAAATAACGAAGAACGCCTGGATGCTCTTTTTCAATTCTATCAAGCTGTTCTGGCTTGAACATTGATGGATGTTGAGCAAGGGCGGTTAGGTAGCTCATCTCTTCAGTCTTACCATCTTCTTTATATCGTATTTTCTTATTAAACATTTTTTCTAATTCAGCTCTATCGCCAGCGTAATAGGCATTTGTATATTTATCATCAAAAGCTCTATTAGCCTCACGGCTTGAAAGACGTGCAAATTCACTAAATCGTTTATTTGGTCCAGACGCCTTATCTGCCCAATCAGCAAAGAAATGATTTTTATCGATCTCTCTTTGATTGTTTGTCAGAATCTGCGCAATAAGCTTTGCTTGGCCACCAGGAGAATTGGTAATTCCTGGTATTCCTTGAGCCATTTCTTTAAAAGCCGCAAAAGCATGTTGCTGAGAAGCTGTAGTAGCGGCTTGCTGAAGTTGATTAACAAGCTTGTTAACCTCTTCTTGGCTTGTAAGAGATTTAGGGTCAACGATAAGACCAGGATAGCCAGCAACAGCAGCTATGTTATTTAAAATACCAGCAACCGGACTCAATATTTCCTGTGCCTTACCGGAAGCAAGAATACTTTTATCCTGTGGCAAAGCAGCCAAAGCTCCCGCCAATGGGACAATTAATTGTTTCTGGTTCTGAATGCCTTTTGCTATTTCATCTTGTGGCGTGAAATAGTCAGGTTCAGAATTTCTACGCTCAGAAGGCCAGCCAGCCTTGTTTTTGGTTATTTCAAAAGCTGTAGTTGCTTGTTCTGGATTGGTAGAAATTGAAGTTTGAGGCTTTGCTCCAGAACCTACTCCAGAACCAGCCGCCCCAGAAGATATTTCTGTTTGAGGTTTCCCTTCAGCTGTTGTGGGAGATGGCTTTGTAACAATACTTGACGGATCGGATACAATAATTTTTTGAACGGCTCGTGGATCGACAATTGGCCGTTTGCTAGGATCAAGCGCATAATAATCCTGGAATGGCATCCAGTTATATGTTCCAGTATTAGGATCAACGTAACGAATAAACGTTCTGCCATCCTTAACCTGAATCGAGCTATCAACCGTTTCAGAAGCAAGTTTTTCAGTTGCGCCTTTGATTTGATCTGTTCTTGCACCAATCTCGCCAATTTCAGCGCCAACTTTAGGTATTTCAGCCGCCCTGTATCTGGCCTCTTCGAGGGCCTTTTGAGCCAGATGTTGACGCTCAAGAGTTTCAGCTCTAACTTTTGGAACCTCAAGAGCAGACCGCACACCTTCTTTCATGCCAGCGCCAGCGCCTCTAAGAAGAGCTCCCCCAAGACCAACAGTTGGAGACGTAACCATTCCTTCAAGCGCTGCGCCAAGACCGGAAATAGCGGGAAGAACGTTTTCCTCTTTAAATATGCTATCATTTTCTGGCGCTGCTGCGGCTACACCGCTACGATCAGACGTATCAAGCGCCATCATCTTGCGCTGCTCTGGAGTAGCTCTCTTTAAAGCCGCAGCTACACCTGCTTGATCTGCACCAGCATCAGCACGACCAAACCTATGTTGACCAAGTTGAATTGCGTTTTCCATACCTGCGCCCCATTTTGGACTGGCAAGTTTAGGATTATAAAAATGAGTCGCTCCGCCCGTTGGGTCTTCAGTTTCACCTGCCAACACTTTGCGAGCAAGACCAAGTGCATTTTGATATGATTTACTTGAAGTATCAACTAAACGAGGATCTGCTGAAGTGCCACGCGCCTCAGTATTCCAAGGAGAAAATTGTTTAGGAGCTGTTACAACCGAAGGTATGTCTTTGCCGTAACGCCCTGCTTCAAGCCTATTGCTGATCACATGGCCTACAGCCTCCATTCCTTCTGGACCTTCTCCACCTGCTTCTTTGAGCATGGTGCGCGCCATATAATCGGCGGATCTGTCATCTGGTTCAACAGCGCCACGATCGGCATAACCATCGCGTGGAACAACACCGCCTTCATTCAAAGCAAACGGAAGAAAAGACGCAATACCACTGCCTATTTCTGAAAGAGTGCTCCCAAGTCCTCCGAGAATGCCACCGCCGTATGTTGGGACAGCCAAGCTACCTGCCGCTCCAGTAACTTTAGTAGGACCTGTAAGCCAATCATAAGCATTTTTTAGGCCGCCAATGCCTTCTTTAGCCAAACCAGCGACTTTGCTGGCTTTATCAAGAGCAGATTCCTGTTTTGGAGTAGGAGCAAAATCTGCTGGCTTTAATCCTTGAGCAGCTTGAACCTGGCCAGTAGGAAGAGAAGTTTCTACCGGTTTCTCAATATCTTTATACATTTGTTCTTGGATGGCCAGAGGATCTTCATCTACGCCGCCTCTGGTTGCATACCCACCACGCGCAAAGTCTCCGCCATTGGTAACAGCGCCGCCCATGCGGTTTTCGTCAACAGCTCCGCCATCAGCTAGGAACATGCCGAAAGGATTTGTTGCCTGAGACTGATATGACTGCTGGCCCATAAGAGGACCAAGACCGCCAGCGATACCAGCAAGGAATTGAGCTTGCTGATACGGATACATACGTGCTTGCTGCCACTGATTATATAAAGCGGATAGGCCAGCTTGCTGAGTCTGCTGCCCAAGCGTGCCAGCCCCTAACGATGCTTGTTGTGCCGCAAGGCCAGCTTGAGATAATCCTTGACCAGCTTGTAATTGACGCTCCAGGTCTGTTTGAGCCGCGCCTAGAGCTTGACCATAGCCAGTTTGATATAGAGGGCTTAACGCCTGACCCATAGCCAGCTCCTGCTGGCCCTGAAGGGTTGCACGTTGCAAACCAGCGCGCTCGCCGCCAAATGCTCCGCCGCTAATAGCGTCTGCTTGCTGTTGAGCTAGTTGTTGTCCCTGCTGTTGTTGAAGAGCCTGCTGCACAGGTGAAACAACCTGCTGCATAAAAGGGCTCATATAAGAGCCAGCCATCTGAGCGGCATTGCCCAAACCAGCTGCGGCCTGCATACCTGCACCCATTTGTGCAAACGGGGCAGTAGCGGCAGCTTGACCGGCTATTCCTTGCTGTGCAGCTTGCTGCTGCGAATTTAGTTGAGCAACAAACGCAGCAGGATCGGTGCTATAATTTTGCCAAGGAGTAGCAGCGGCCTGTTGAGCCTTGGCCATAGCATCTTGATACCAACCAATAGCCTGCGGAGATGCTGTGGTGGTTTGCTGCTGTTGAGGCGTTAAATTGCCCCACTGGCCACCCATTGGGTTATATCCACCAGTTCCTTTGCCGCCGCCACCACACATATTGCTTCTCCAAAAACCTTAAGGATTATTCGGCAGCCAGCCGATTACTCCACTCACCAGTTTCAGCGCCCCATAACCAAAAAGCCCCAGAAGGTTCGCCAAATAATCTTCTGTATAATCTCATTTTGGCTTCTGTTTGCTGATGGCTTAAAACTCCGATCAAAAGCGGCATCCCTAATTCCTCGGCCACTTTTTTGGAAAACTCACATAATTTTCTAGCCCTGCCGCCCTTGGCGCTACGATACTTTTTGCTGACAAATACCGTCCGCTCTTCAATGATATTTCCCTCAGAATACCACGTTTGGCCAATTCTTAGAAGCACGAAGGCTTCCAATGGCTTACCAACTTCTCCAACAACCCCAACAATACCATGATCGTGATTTAGAGCGGCCCACATTTCAGCCGCTACTCTATTAAAATCAGGTTGAGATATGCCATTTTCTTTAGCAACCTCATCAGAAAGCACCATAAGAGCATCCATATCTTGTGGCGTCCCTACCCTAACATGAACTTCCTCACTCATGTTCTTCCCCTTAGTCCCGACGCGGCCCTGGAAGATTTTTCAGAGTTTTAATTAAATCTTCCCTAGCCAACTTAACAAATCTATCTAGCTGATTATGGCCTTCGTTTATATCTCCGCCACCGATATCTCTAACAGAATGTGGGCAAATCACATATTCACCACCAGCAACGACAACTTCCGTAGGCGTTTCATCTCCATAAAGTTTCTGTTTACCCCATAGACGATTGGCTATTTTAAAGCCATTCATCGTATTCCCCTCGCCCATACCGGAAATTATATCCGCAGGAATGACGTAAGAACCGGAGGGCACATTGCAGGGTAAATGGTCTGTCCGTCCCGCCACATCACTATGGATGGGCCCCACAAACATCTTTGCTTGATCATCCATATCGCACCTTAACTCAAGCTATAAGTGACGTTGACTGACTGGCCAGCTCCAGGAAGCGCCAATAGTCCATTTGTAAAATTGCACCCGACCAAATGTGTATCTACTGTCGTAGAAAGACCTGTTAGAACCTGAGAGGCGCTTTTAACATATATTACGCCCTGGTTTGTAATGGTCGAAAGGGGACCAGCTATAGCATATGTGATAGTCGCTGGAGGCGTTTGAGATGTCACAACAAACGTTCCATCATATCCGCCACAACCCGCAATTGTTATGGTGTCACCTAAAGCATAGGCTTTCAGACCTGCATAGGTAATTGTTGCTACGCCTGCTGCAAACGAGGCGCTTTTGATATTATAGGCAACAGTATCGACAATTGTTCCCGCTGAACCGGCAACGATTGTATTATAGCTGACTAGCCTGCCAGCGCCTTGAGTAAGTATTGTAGGAACAGCAACAGTTGGTGATGTCGTCTTGCCAGATAAATACGTATACGAATTGTAAAAGGACGTAAGCGATTGAGATAAGTTATTGATCGCAACAACGCCGTTCTTTTGGCATGTGAGGATATCGTCAAGAGTAGCCATTAGAACTTACCATCCTGTTCCCAGCGATAGCGCATCGCACCTAGACGCCAGAAAGTTCCAATTTCATTTGGATCACTCTCAAGACGGATAGACATTAACCTACCTCTAAAACGAGGTGTAACGTAATCCGTGCTTAAAGAAATATTATAAGGTTGTGTTTGTCTAACTTTGGGATCATTAAATGGCGCAGGATAGTCTGTATAATAGAACGTCATATTTACATGCGCGTTCTGAATACCATCGTAGAGTCCCCACTTCATATCTGGCCATACCTGGTCCACAAAAACCTTATATTCCGCTTCAGATATAATGAAGTATCCAGTCTGGAACCATGAATCCATAACAGTGCCATCAGCATCGGGAGATGTTTCATGCTGATAAACGTAATAGCTATTATCGCTTGTAATACCTGCGCCAACAGGAGGTCCTAGAACGGACTGATTAATCCACGCTGTGCGTGACAACGTGCCAAAGTCCCATTGATTTAGAAGTATATTGTATTTGACATACTTATTTACTTCTCCGCCATTATTCTTAGACGGATAATACCAAGCAATCTCACCAAAATTTGAGTTTGGGGCTGTGCGGATTTTATCTAAATGAGTTGTATCTAGATCCTGGAATATAACGTCCCAAACCGGACAGGTAATAGGTTGAATTGATGTTCCACCCATCTGAAAGAACTGAGACTGCCCCATCCAATAGATTACACCATTCATTGAACATGCGGCTTTGCGAGAAATTAATCCGCAACCTGTTCCTATCTCGTTAAATTGATAGACGTAAGGAGGACCAGAATATTGCATGGCCCATACGCCAATGTCAGTCCATACAATACCCTGTTGTGGGCCCTGACCAGCAGAGACAATACGAGAGCCGCGCGGGATTCTGTAAGAACCAGCTTGATTTGTAAGCGTCGGAATCCAAGAATTAAAATCTGCAACATCGCTCCAAAGAATAAGCAGCGGATCTTGAATACCGGTAAAAGTGCTACCCCATGCAACAAGCTGACGCTGTGGCATTGCGACAAACACGCCATCATTTATGGGCGGAGCTTGTGGGATGACAGATGCGATCGTTGAGCCAATATTTGGCCCCCACTGATAAATAGGTCCGCCAGTTGCCCCATTAACAGGGCAAGAAATTAATATCTCACCCCAGTTATCCAACGTCCAATCTGTTACGGTTATCTGAGTTCCACCACCGCCATAAGGCGGAATAACGCCTGTCCCATAACCACCATCGCCATATCCCCCAATTCCATATCCTACGCCGGTAGGAAGCGGAGCGGGGGTTCTGTAAATAACAAATTGCGCCTTTCCACCGTTTAATAATGTTAAAGTATTGAATAGCGTGCAGTTTGCTGGGACAACAATTGATCCTGTTGTTGTATTGGCATATGTCGCAAAACTTGAATTTACGCCAGTAGTTACTTTAACAATTATTGCCGCTGTTGTATCATATCCTGATCCGGAATTTGTAATATCTATCTGATCGCCAATATTAAAGGTATAACTTAATGGGTATTCAACTGTTGCGTATGTTCCGTCACCACTAAAGGACAGAGGTGTGACAGCGGTGGCGCTGGTGTTGTTGCTTATTGTAAACTGGCTTGATGATAAAACGTTTTGAATAACATAATTACCATATATAATTACTGTTCCAGAATTAATAGGTATAAGAACTGGGAACGTGTCTCCTACTGCATATCCATGATCTGGAAGAGTGACAGTAATCGTTGCCTGATTAACTGTCATATCAAACGTAGGTAATACGCCGCCGCCTATTGGGCCCGGGATTGTAGTTGTAGCTGAAAGGGGAGCGCCTAAAGCGTCTCTTGCTATAATTTGGAAGCCATTAATATCATAAAAAATACAAGGATATGTTCCAAATAATATAAGACCGCCGACGCTAATTTGAGTCCTTATGTCTACAGCATCATAACTATTAACATTAGATCCATATACGTTAATTGTAACAGTAGGGTCGCCAGCGTTTGTTATGCAGCCATTAGGGGGTGCAATTGTTCCGCCTGTGCCTGCGCCTGTTCCTGCTGTTATTTGGAACTGAACTTGGGCATATGTTGGAGAAACGAGGGTATCTAAAGCAACTTGCGGCTGAAAACCATCATATCCTGAGACTGTATTGCCAGATATATAAATTGATTCAGTTGCAGAAAAATAATGATAACCTGTAAAATTGACGCTTGCAGTTGTGCCGGTAGTCGTCGCAGTCGTTATTGAGTATGTCCAAGTAGACGCAAAAGGAACATTTAATGTGCTTGTTTTAGGTGTAATAGGTATTGTTGCAGCGCTAGAACCAATCGGTATAACGTAAAGACTTTCTAAACTTAACGGATCTGTTGCGCACCCAACAGCAAGATAAGATTTAGCGTTAAGATCTTCCCATGCCCAAAGTGCGCGTATAACACTAGGAAATTTTGCGTCTGCTGCATTAGGATATTTTGTCCAGCCGCCAAGCTTTTGAACAAGCGTCAAACCCTGCTTATCTGGAACGAACCGAACAAGATTTGTAGCAGAAATTGCCGCCTCGTTTAAGGCGGGTGTGCGGTTTTGGTCGACGCCGCCTGTTAGCTTTAATGTGGCGTGCGGCATTATACTTAACCTCTAGTCGGCGTAGCTGAAGTAGAAACACCTTGAGACGACCACGCTGCTGCCTCAAATTTTTTGCGATTCTCTTCGCTAAGGGCAGATTTGAGAAGCGTCTGATATTGCGTTTCATAAGTAACAGGCATTTGCGGATCGTTGCCAGCAGCGCTTGAAAAATTTCTTTGGTATGCTGAGACGTATATCATTGATGCCATAATAAATAGATCGGGGAGATATAGGCTAATAAATGTTGTTAAATTAGAAGCCGACAAGCTATTAGGGCGATATGTTCCTACTATTTCTACTGTATAATTTTGATCTGGATAGGGCCCTACCAAGAAGGTATAGTCGTCAAAGGGGCACCAATAGACGGGCAAACCAGTATTGGCGTAATTGCCCCACACCGCATCCAGATATTCTTTGGTTGTTGGCAGCAATGGGTTTCTTGTTGCCGCATCGGGATTAGTTGTCCCTGCTGGCGTTAGGACGTTTATTTGCTCTGGGACTACTAGCGTTCCTGCTGGAACAGAAATAATACGACTACCAACAGTTAATCCATAAGAAGTTGTAGAAATTGATGTAAATAAAAAGTCGACTTCACGATATATTCTATTTTCAGCATAAGTTATCATTTGTGGTAAAATGGTCAAAAACGCTGGATCTGTCGGATCAACGACGGCCATAGTTGATATCTGAGCGACATACGAAGTCGTCCCTGCTACAGATCCATCATAACTAAGGCCAGTAGTCATTACCTATCTCCAGTTGCAGGCTTCCTTGCCTACATTGTTATGCGCCTTCACCTGCCAAATTGTTTTGTCCGTATCTTTTTTTGACCAATAAATAGGTTTTGCCCCATCACAAAAAGCCAGCCTATCAGTCAGGGCGCTTGAACCCGTCGTCGACTGACACGCTGTCAGGCTTGTCAATGCTATCGCGCTCAATATCCAGACGGGCTTGAAGCGCCTCATGTGCAGCATCTACTTGCCCCTTTAAATCCTGAACCTGCTGCGCCGTCTTGCCGACATCAATTAATTGTTGTGCGTTTAACCAATCAAATATCTTACCGGCAAGCGTAAATAGCGCGCCGATAAGAGATAAGATTGTAGCGACCATTATTTAAACCAGATCGCCAAAACGCCAGCTACCAGCGTGCCAACAGTTGGAACCAAAGCACCGATCTCTTGAGCATGAGGAATAAAGCTTGCGCCAGCAATCAGCGTAGCGATACCGGCCCAGGTTGAGCCTTCACGCAGTTTGGCAACTACAAAAGAACCAATTGAACCCATGTCTGTCTCCTATTTAATCGTATAACAACGAAGAACGTTATCTTTCGCCTTAACGCATCTAACAGGACCATACTCATGGCCATTGTTAGAAAATCCATCACCTTCTATCTGAGTGCAGCCTGCAAGGGCTGCCAAACTTATTAATACGATACTGTATGATATGGCCGCCACAAGCGCCCCTACCGTTTGCCTATTTAACCAACCCTCGCCGCTTGAACGTGCATTGCGTCCGGTCTGCTCCATTGGCCTCCCCAAATCCATCCCTCATCAAGAAAAGCCTTAATGAGTGGGTTATCAGCCGTAAAAAAATGCGTTCTTGAACCTAGCTGGTTGTGGGGAGCGTCCCAATCTATTGCTAGGCCATAGCTATGCATTGATATCATCTTCAGGCCGCGCGCCTGACGGATGACCCAGTCCCCTGAGAACTGGTCGGCATGGATGGCGTGTATTTTGTCTGGGTCCTTTCCGCATTCATCCCAGACATGGTTTAAGACACGAGTTAAAGACTCGGCGGCAATCTTATTTATTTTAATATACGGAATATGCAGCGGCCCCATATAGAGCTGCCACGGGCAATTAATATGGACAATGTGCGTATTCCCCCAGCCGGGCGCATAGGGGTTGCCAAACATTTTTAAACATTCGGACTGAAGGGGCCAGGTCATTTATCGCCCCAATGTTTGTCTACTTTACCGTCTAATTTGTCGAATATCTTAGCGAGCATTTCTTTTATTTCACGCATCCCCTCGCCAAATTCGTCTTTTCGGATATAATTCGATGGCAAGTCTACTTCTATCTTACGAAGGTCGGCTTGGAGAGCTTTGACAGCTTGCCAAAGCTCCCTAAAAAGCCACCCGGCTACCATCAGGACGGTGCCTGCCACAATATTAATAACTGTTTGCGGCTCCATCCCTGTCTCCATCATGACTTTTCACCAATATACCACAAAAGATTATCTTTTAGGCGTTGATCTTCCGGCTCCAATTCTACCGCAATCTGCCCCTGTTGGATACTTATTTCCTTCAATCCCAACCGGAAAGCTGCGATAGCGGCAAAGTCATGCGGACGCCATCCCCAGCAATTTGGATCTTCCGTATAATTGTTGGCCCGGTAGGTAATATTTACCGCCCGCATGGCGTAAGCAAAGCATTCAGCCCAGCGGTTTTGTCGATACATTAAGTCCGCCATTGCCACCCACGGTTCCCGCGTTTCGCCTGCTTCCATAGCCGCCTTGAGGAGCGATTTTTCTTCTTCAACAGGATTTCCAAGCGCTCCATAACATTTTGCCATGGTTATGTAAGCGTAGCATCGCTCGCAGTTCCATGTTGCGCTAGGCATATCAAGGTATTTTTTAAGCGCTACTAGCGCCTCTTCCCATTTGCTGTAGTAGGAAAGCTCACGGGCCCAGTAAAAAGCGTTGCGGGGGCAGCTTGGGTCTTCGTCCACAGCAACCTTTAGGATGCCAAAATATTGCGCCCGGCTTTTGGTATGATCTGGGTAATGCGTCACCATCTGCTTCTCGGTAAAACAGAACTTTTCTGGAGTCCGCATGTCTGTGACAGGAACTTCGTGGCAGGCATGTTTCCAGAAGTGGCTATGGCGGCTATGAATTTTGACATGGTAAAATTTCTTACCCATCCCCCAGTCAAAGATATAGCGCATACGGGTCGTATCTGGTTCCCATAGGCGCTCAATTTCTTCGCGCCAACCGGGCTCCAAGATTTCGTCAATGTCTAGGCTGACGCAGACATCAAAGTCGCCTGGGATCAGGCAAAGAGCGGCGTTTCTGGCATGGTCAAAGCGCCACGGCTTGATGTGGATATGATGGACTTGGACGCCGCTTTCCTTTGCCAGCTTGACGGTATCGTCGTCGCTGCCTGTATCAGCAAGGAGAATAAGGTCTGCCTGCCTAGCAGAATCAGCCCATCGCTGAATAAACATTTCTTCGTTTTTTGAGATACCGTAGACGCATATCTTCAGCTTTTTCTTTTCCGGGATAATTTCCGTCGCCGTTAATTCTATAGTTTCCATTGTTTTCCCTTCCTTAAACCGTCAAATCGGTAACAATATATTTTGGATTATCTAGCATAATTTTACGCAAATAGGGGGGATATGCGTCTAATTTCACAAAAGCCAATTCACATGTAGCCAGAGATGGCGTTGGTTTTTTTATGTTAGGTAAGATCCCATATTTCATACAATTTTTTATATATTCAGGGTCATTTACGCCATTGGTAATAAACTCTGTATGACAAGTGGCAAGCATCTTATCCATTATGGCTTCATAGCCGCCAAGGTTGGAAAAATGCCAGCCAGCATTAGGCCACCAATGATACATACCTACGCAGTGCCGGTGAAAGGATACGTCATCTATCTGCCGAAATCTGGACCCCTTGCACATAAATGGTTGTGTCCATATCCTTCCAGGTTGTATGCAATTCATGTAATAGTGATGCATGACGAGATTTAAACGTAACTCATCTGGCCCGAGACCATTTTGCCTAATATAGTTAAAAACATCATGGCTAATAAATTCATCAATATCGCAAATTGCAATAACATCATTATCGCCAAAATCTTGGATATGTTCTTTTAGTTGGTTGCGTTGCCTGAACTCCATAATCCAGCCGGGATTGCTAAGATTGAGAATTTCGTCTTTAAATTCCTGAGAAAAATCTAATCCACTTGGGTCGGCATGATATTTTATATATCGAACCTTATCTATCCAGGGATTTATCTCATGCAAATGCTGCTCTAAAATAAATTCTTTTGGTCTGCCGGAATATGTATGGTCAGATTCGCAAATATAAAATTCGTCCACATGATCAAAATGAAGCTGGAGCCTCATTTTTAATATGTCTACATTATTATAAAACGTAAAAGCATCTATAATTTTCATCGTTTAAACCTATGTAGACGTTCTGGTCTATTCTTTTCTATCCAGTCTATGGCCTGTAAATACATTTCCCATGTATTATTGCCGACCGTCTGAGATCCGGCATGATGGACATACGCCCGAGACACCCAATTGGTAAAGCCAGCATAATTCAAATCCATACAAATCATATCGTCGCTAAACCAGTTTGTATGCGGGAAGCGCGTAATATCAAAAACGATCTTTGGAATCCAAGCGAATAATGGGGATACATACAGCGTTGAGAAAACTTCTTCTGGCAGATTCTCTTTAATATTTTGCGCTTCTCGAACGCAATCAGACCTAGCGCCAACTATACCTACCTTATCGCCATGCTCTGATTTTAACGCGGCCACATCTTCAAGTAAAGTCGTATATGTAGATGGCGTCAAAACAACATCGTCATTTGCGATAATAACTTCATCGTATTGTTTAAAGGCCTCATCTAATGCGGTGTTATACGATTGACCAAAAGTTGACCGATCAACGTGATGCGCGATCAACGAAACGTCCGAGCAATAAGCTTTAACGCTCGCTTCAAGAACTGGAAGGCTACGCCCCGTAACCGTGCATACGAGTATCGGAGTCATTTATCGTGCCAATAAACGCGGTTCATAATCTCAGGATTTTCATAAACATATCCGTTATGGAAATCTTTCAGGACGCTAAGAATGCGCTTTTTATGTTTTTCTATATTCTTTTCGTCTTTAAGAAAAATAGCCGTAAAATCGTTCCAAATCATTTCACCTTCTTTGAAGCCAATATAGGATTCAAGAAGAGCTGCGTTTATTCCATTGCGCTTGGCCCATGTTACGAGCGCCTTTCCGCTGTCTGGAAAGAACCGCCAGCAGTCAACGGGGTAAGTATGATAAATACCGTTGGATGGAACATTTAGATAAAACAAACCATGCGGCTTTAATATGCGCATGATCTCTAGGAACGTCAGCCAAAACATTTCTGAATGTTCAAAACATGAGCTTGAAACAACGATATCTGCGCATTTGTCTGGAAGAGGCAGTTTGTATGGGTCGGTTAAGACAAGATCTACGCCCTTACCAGCCACAAAGTCTACGCCCGTATAGTCGCAGTCTCTTTCAAAAATAGGCCGCAAAGAGCCATTGACGTCTTGAGAACCAATTTCAATTACCTTAAACCCATCAGGGAAAGCCCCGTTATAGCAGTCGTAAAAACGCTGCGCATGATTATACGCCGATGTATGCATAACGAGACCCTTCCTCTCTTATGCGAATTTATATTTATTCTGCTGCTTGCGCTATTTCTTCAGCAGGATATTTCTTAGCTATTTCCGCATGCTGCGGAATCGCCTGCTCGCGTATCCAGTTTACGGGGTCTGCGGCTTTTACAAAAGATGCCTCACCTAACACAGCCAAAATGTGGTTAACCTGACCTAGTGTTAACTCCAGCTTGATAATTTCGTTTTCCATTTTACACCCCTCCTTTTAAGTTTAAGGTCTTGATCCAAGACGAAAAATTCCCTACCCATCTTTTTTCACCTGAATGGCCGCAATTAATGGATGGGTCAATATATACCTTACCGCCCAATTTAATCCATTTATCACAAAAAACAATGTCTTCTGCCCAGATTTCCCCATTCATAACTTTTACTTCAAATACCATACGAGACGAATCTTCCTTATGTCTTTCACGATATTCACTTGAGGCAGACCACATTTTTTTAATAGCATCTTTTCTTATTCTCATAAATCCAGTGCCAACTCCGTCTACCTCAACCAACCCTTTTTCATTTATAATATAATTTCCTAATAATTTTACATTATATTGAGGGTCGTCAGATTTTTTTATGACTGGTGCGGCAACAATTGGGACATCATGTGAAAGAAGCTTAAAAAAATCTTCCGGTTGCCAATCTTGATCGCAATCGATAAAAACCAGATCATCAACATCATTATCATATGCTAGTTTAAATATATCGTTACGAGCCCTTTGAACTAAGGCATCGTAAGACATATAAACAGCCACAATGTTAATATTTTTTGATATACCTATTTTTACCGTTTCAGTTAAAGACGTGCAGTGCCATACGTTTACTTTGCCGTCATAAGATGGCGCTGAAAGAAGAACGGTGCGAATTTCAATTTACTCCTATTAATTGCTAAACGTAAAATCATCGACAATAATTGTTTCAGAAGAATTATTTCCACCCAAAAATTCTTTGTGGTGTTTAAATACATCTTCCAGACCTTCTGGCATATATCCTAAAACTTCTGGTTCAGAGAAATCAGATGGTATTTTATTTAAATTAGCAACATCTTTTGAATAGTTGTAATTATATTCAAAGCTACCTTCTCTTAAAGTAATATCAACATCCCAACTTAAAACATATCCGGAAACAGAGTTGACGGTCGGGCGCGCTGCTTTTATTGTTTTTTTAATAGACATATCAGCCAACTTTCCCTTTTAAGGCATCAATTTCTTCGATCAGCTCTTTAACTGCCTTTACTAATACAGGTATAAGCTTGCCGTAAGAAGCCTCGAGTCTATCTGGATTTACATCGTAAACAAGACCAGGAATTTTAATTCCAGTAATATTTTGGGACTCAAGTAAATCTTGAGCAATAAAACCAGAATCTTCTATACCAACCTTACCTCCATCGCGCATTGACCATATAAACGACACAGGCTTAAGTGTTTTTATAAAATTAATTCCAGCCAGTAAAACTCTTATTTCAGTTTTATCCCTTGCGTCAGAAAGAGATGTAATAGTTGTAGTTTGACAACGTAGAGTTGCAACTGACGAATTTCCAAGAGTGATTTCGTTAGTAGCAGTCGCAGATGTTGCTTGGGCATTATAGCCAATTATTGTTAAATTTGAACCACTCGTAACCGAAGAACCAGCGCTGGAACCAAGAGATGTATTTTGATTTCCAGTGCATGCTGTTAATGCACTATCACCAACAGCGACGTTATTTGTTCCAGTCTGGTTTGCTCTAAGGGCTAACGTTCCAACGCCTGTGTTGGGTGTTCCGGTAGTGTTAAAATAAAGAGCCTGATAACCAACGGCGCAGTTGTTTGTTCCAATTGTATTAGAATAGAGAGACGACGTGCCAACAGCTGTATTTGTGGCCCCCGTGGTATTAGTGTTCATAGCCGCTTGGCCAAGGGCTGTGTTGTTAGAGCCTGTAGAATTGTTGAATAACGCAGACCCACCAATCGCAGAATTACTGGCACCTGTGGTATTATTGAAAAGACAACCTTGACCTAATGCTGAATTTTGAGATCCGGTCGTATTCTTAAACAGACAAGCCTGACCGACAGCAGCGTTGTAGTTTCCTGTCGTATTGGCAGATAGAACAAGGTTTCCAACACCCGTATTCTGAGTTCCAATAGTATTTACTTTAAGAACCTGATAACCAACAGCTGTGTTGGAAGCTCCTGTTGTCACACCTAAAAGTGTTTGATAGCCAACTGCGGTATTTGTCGTTAGCTGCGCAGTTCCAAGACCGACAGTCATGCCATTAATTAATGCGTCTTTAAATATTTGCAGCTGAATATTCGCTGGCGTAGTAGCTGTTACATTAGTTCCAACTGACAATTGCGTATTCGTGTCATCCCAAAAGAAAGTTGCATTATCCTGGGTTAATGAAGTGCCATTAGAAAATATAACAGATCCAGCAGTATAAGCAGATGAGTTATTTGTTCCGCCATTTGAGATAGAAAGCGGTATAACAAGCTCGCCTACAGTGCCAGCATTGTCATAAAGAATACGACCAGACGTGCCACTTCCAATTGGCGTTGAATTAATCGTTATTAACTGTGGGCCTGTGTAACCAGTGTATCCTGTGTAACCAGTATAGCCAGTATATCCGGTTGGTCCCGTTACGCCCGGGCCTGTGTAACCAGTATACCCGGTGTAACCAGTATAACCAGT